GTATATAAAACCTATCTTGCACTAAAAAGACACTTTAATTCAGATAGATACAATTATTTTAATTATTCTTTTAAGAATAGGGGCGTTTCTGCAAGATATACTACCTATCAAAATAGAAATGATAGATATTTTTTTGAAAATCTCGCCAAAGAATTAAAAAAACATGAAGAAGTTGAAGGATTTTTAGTTTCTAATTTTGTTTATAATTCTAATATGTGGGTTGGAGAAATGTATGGTGATGAAGCAAAAAGAACTCATAACAAATGGAAGAATATAATTGAATCATTAACATATCAATTTACTCAAGATGTAAATGAATTAAAATCTTTAATTGAGAATTTTAATAATAGAGAATTAGGATTACATTTAGGATTTAATAGAATATTTACTGTTGAAGATGGGCAACATCCTGTTTTATTAGAAGAGATATTAGGAAAAAGAATTAATATAGAATCAGCGATTATAATGGATAAAATTTTACAATTTACAGATTTTTGGAATAAAAACATTTTAGATAAAGTAATTTGGCCAGATGTTTATCGTCTTATGATTAAATATGAGCCTTTTCTAAAAATAGATGATATTTCTAAATTCAAAAAAATAATGAAGGGGGGGCTTGACATGGGATGATAAATAGTGTATAATAGTATGTATAGTGCGAATCAGATGAAATATAATGTTAACCATAAAAATATAAGGATATAAGATGTCACAATCATTTTCTGATCTAAAGAAGTCACGTCAAAAGTCAATTGACAAAATCAATAAAAAACTACAAGAACAAGCAGATAGTTCAAAGGGTTTCGCTGAAGACACTCGTATGTGGAAAGCGGAACTTGATAAATCTGGTAATGGATTTGCTGTTACCCGGTTTCTCCCAGCACCAACAGGAGAAGATCTGCCGTGGGCAAAAACTTGGAATCATGGATTTCAAGGTGTTGGTGGATGGTACATTGAGGAATGTCCAACTACTATTGGAAAAAAGTGTCCAGTATGTGAATATAATTCCTCACTTTGGAATTCTGGAATTGAGGCAAATAAGGAAATCGCTCGCAAACAAAAGCGGCGTCTTGTTTATATGTCAAATATTTTAGTTATTAAAGACCCCGCCAATCCTCAAAATGAGGGAGAACTTAAACTTTTCAAATATGGTAAGAAGATTTTTGATAAAATCAATGATCAAATGAATCCACAATTTGAAGATGAAAATCCTACTAATCCTTTTGATCTTTGGGAAGGTGCGAACTTTCGTTTGAAGATTCGTAAGGTAGATGGATTTAATAATTTTGATAAATCCGAGTTTGATTCAGTTTCACCATTGTATGAAGGTGCAGATGAAAAACTTGAAGAACTTTGGAAGAAAGAATTTCCACTTTCTGAATTTACAGATGATAGTAGGTTTAAGGAATTTTCTGAATTGAAGTCCAGACTTGATAGAGTTCTTGGTGCACAATCAGAACCAGTTGTTCCAGTAAGTGAACCTCCTTTTGATGGTGGTAAACCTATGACTACACCTCATGAACCACCTGTAGTTGAAAGTGTTACAACACCAACAACTGCTGAAAATGAAAATGATGAATCATTGACGTATTTTCAGAAATTAGCTGAAGACGCAGCATAAATTATATTAACTAGCGGGCGAAAGTCCGTTAGTTAATCATTAAGCTGGCATTTTCATTGGTTGAGGCGGCCCATAATTATCAGTAGCGAAATCTGTCAGCTGAATCATCTGCAAAATATTAGAACTGTTAGTATGTTGGGATGCATCATTGTTATTGACAATTGTTTCCAATGAGTTCGAGCCTGAACCTATTCCTCCCGCTGAAGCAAAAGCTCCATACTTTGAAAGACCTTGTTCAAGTTGTGTAGCATTTTCTATACCAAGGCCTATACTAAGTTCTTGGCCAGTTTTTAATAAATCCATATTATCTAAATAACTCACGTTCTCGACAGAGCGACCAGTATCTCTTTCCCATTGTTCAATTCTATCTTGGTGTTTTTCTAGTCGGTCTAAAAGTTTTTCTTCTCTAGTTTGTAAGTCTTTTTTAGTTTTAAGTATGGCATCTTCTTGAAGCTCCGTGTTCATTTTTTCTAAAATTCTAAGAATACCTTTTCCTTCCATTAAATTTTTCGTGGGTTCATAACCTGGTTGTTTTGTCTGAAAAAGGCCCCAAGCAGTATCTCCTGATTGATAATTAAGTAGGCCAACATCAGACAATATTTTCAGTACGTCGCGTTCGACTACTGAAACATTTCCCGCTACATGCTTGCCTAACAAATACCTTTGAAATTTTTCTAATCTTTCTTCTTGTGTAGTTCTATCTTCTTCTGGTATCAATGATGGCCTCCCACTAGCGGTTTCGTCATCTTCGCGAGTTACTTCCCTGACTCTCATCATAATATCTTTTAGATATGCTCTCATTTTCTTTTTCTTTTCAATACTAGCATCATATCCTTCAATTTCATCTTGAATTGTTTCTATTTTTGCTTCAATTTCTTTATGTTCAGATTCGAGAGATAAAGTTTTTAACTTATCTAATTTACTTTGCAGCATATCACGTTCTATAGAATCTTTTGGAGCATTTAGTATTTCTTTTTCCAATTTTGAGATTTCAGCTGAAATATGTTTTTGTTGAGTTATTTGCCAGTTTGCGTGAGCTTCTTCCCAACTTTTATTCCACCAATCTGAGATAAAATTTGTTATTTGAACAAGTTTCATCTTTCCTAAAGCCGCAGCCACTCCTGCTAAAGCACCACCAACGATTAATCCTATTAATCCGCCCCACGGTCCAGCTACTAAAAGTCCTGTTATACCTAAGACTGCACCACCTCCCGCTGCTGCAGTTGCTGCCTTCAGAAAAGATGCCCCATTGTCTGCATCACTACCAAAGAAACTTGCTATCCTCGCTCCCCATTCAGTATTTGATCCTAGTTTTAGAGCTTCCTTTTCCCAATTTAACATAAATTGGTCTACGATTTCTTTATTAAAGATTAAACTTGCTAGAAGACCCATAATACCCACACCCCCTGTAAACTTCAAAGCACCTATTGCAATAGTTCCCAAGCTTTTTAAAAGAAATGCACCTATATCAACCATGCCTCCAAAAATACTACCAAAAAACTCTTTCATACTGAATTTGTCTTCCTCATCATCATCTACTTTTTCTGGTCCTTCTTCTCTCTCTGTTTCTACTAGTTTTAATGTATCTTTTTTCTCTGTAACAAGTAGAGGAACCTTAAATAATTTTTCTAAATTACTTTGCCATAATGGAAGTACTGCACCTTCTACACCAATAGCAGTTGCCACTCTTTGTGCTGTGGATGTTTCTCCGGAAAATGGATCTTCATCCATAAGTCCTTCTCGTGATACAACAGGCAAAGGCACATTATATAATTTATCTAAATTTTCTACTCTTTCAGCAGTTGGAACTGCTGTGGATGTTTCTCCCATCGAAGGACTTAGTTCTTGATCTTTTCTTCCCCCAAAAGGATCAGTAATAGCATCATATATACTAGCTTGTGCAAATGTTGGTAATGGAGAAAGAGCAGAAGATACAATGGCGTGACCATACCCCTTTAACATTCTTTCCATTCTTTTAGCGGTCGCATCTTCTAAAACATCAAAAAATTCTCCAATGCCGGTAGCTCTTCCTAATCGAAGTGATGTTGTACCAAATTGTCCTGGTTTTCTTCCACCGGTTGGTTTTTGTGCTTGTGCCATTAGTGTCTTCCTGCTTCTCTTTGTTTAGCTTCTTGTTCTTGTTCTTGTACCCAATTTTTTAATAATTCAAGATAAATATGTCTTTCCCAAGGAATCATCTCATTTAACTCTGTTAAAGAGTATTTATGATGTTGTACTAATGCGAAATTAGTCAAAAAATGAGATTCTAAAGAATCATGAGAAAGCGTTATTCTAAAAAATCCTGTAAACCCCTAAGAATGACAGTTTCTTCTCCACCACATTTTTCACAAGTATAATTTAGATTGTGCTCTATTACAGGTTGAGTTTCATAAAAGTTTTGAATTTTGAGCATTTGTTGTTGATTAAATTGTTCAAAAAATTCTATTATTTCTTCTTGCGTAAAATCTTTTGTTTCATATACAGTTTTATCATCTTTAATAAATTCTATTCCTGAGGATAGAAAGGTTAAGATACCTTCAACATCTTTAGTATCTTTGATTTTATTCGCAGTTTCTATATTTGGATATTTTAGAAATATAGTAATTTTATCATTTATTTCAATTTCTTTATTATGCAATGGATTATATACCATTTCAACTTCTTTTAGATTCATGTTTACATTTGATACATGATCACAATCTTCATTTTTTTTATTTTTTCCGTCTCTGTGTTTAAATTTTAAATTTAATTGTTCTCCAATGGAATGTATTCTTAATTGTAAAAATATCCATTCTAAATCGAATAAAGGAACTGTATCAACATCAAATTCTTGTTGTGAACAATTGTTTATAATTTGTTTAATAGCAGTTACTTGTTCTTCTAAATTTTCTCCTTGCGTTGCCATCATTAGTATTTTTTCTTCTTTTACTAAAAATGGCCTAAATGTAAGTTTTTTATTTTTTGAAGAAGGTTGAGTAGTGCTAAATGTTGCAATATCAATCTTAGGTAAACCCATAATATCTCCTAATTATATAATTATTATTTTTATGTATCAAAGTGACCGGATCATTCTCCACCGGGAATAAGCCATCACGACTTGCAATCTTATTACATCCTGAGAGCCGTAAGTTAATGTGACAGGATTAATTTGTTTGGGAAATGCTTCCATTATTTCTACATGATAATCATCGTAAGACGTAGAACCATCCACCGCATTAGCATGTAAATTTGTTCCAAGTTTTTTTATACCAAAACTTCCACAATACATGTCTGGATAAGTTAATATATTTTGTACCATTGAACCTTCCAACTTAGAATCAGTGAGAGAAACGATATCATCCATCCATCTATCGAAAACTTTTTTAACAAACATATCATCTGTTAGTATGAAAGATAAAGTCATTGTTGGATTAAAATTATTAGAGTGGACATATGATCTAGATACACTACCTGTTCTAAATTCTGTAGTCGCTAAATTTCTTCCAGGTAAATTTGCGGCATCACACATAAATTTAAAATCATTTATATCATATCCAAGCGATTTCGCAATTCCACTCACAGCAACACCATATGGACCTGTAAGTAGATATTTGTTTGCCTTTGCGGGCCCTTTATGTTTGTTTATCGCAGCGATGAAATGTTCTGCTTGTTTAAATCCTGCTGGCATTATATTATCCTTTGTGAATCTTCCCAGACTTTTTCTTTTCTGGTATTAAAACGTTCTATTGGTAAAAATATTGCAAATTTTAATTGTTCAATTCCTTCTATTACCATACCATTTGCTCCTTGAACATGA